GCAGACGCGCTGGCCAAGGAACGAGGAGTCTCGGTACGCGAGCTGAGAGCCGCCGTATACGGTGCCGTAGAAATTATCCGCAGGGAGTTGGGAACTTCTCCGCTGCGAGTCTGTCTACCGTGACACTTCGCGGGGGCTACCTGTGTCCGTGGATAGCGAAGTAAAAGAAGCCGCGGTTCAGGCTATGGTGGACTCAGTTCACTCGAGTAGCCTGCTCTTACCTCTCCACACGTCCATAATGGGTGTGGGGGGGTAAGGGGGGCTTTGATGGATCTAGTTCACCCCTCCGCTTAGGAGGGGGGAACTAGATCCATGAGCAGGATAGATGTAAGAGAGGGTAGATCCATGGATTACAAGACACACATTCTTTTCCTGGCTGAGCAGATACCCTTGGCAGGTGATACCGCCCGCGGGCAGTGTCCTGCGTGTTCGCGGTATGAGTTCAGTGTCACGCGGGCCGATGACCGCGTGCTGTACAACTGTTTCCGGGCAAGCTGCGGACTATCCGGTGTCATTCACCTTCATGGGGATGTCCGTCGTCCCACGGGCATGGCTATGTCAGCTCACGCCGCCGAGGATAGACCCCCGCGAGTGTACACGGGAGCTACGCTCGCCCTCCGTGACGTGGATACGGAATACTTTCTCGACAGATTCGAGTTACCGATCAACGTCAGCGATCCGCACATGTTCCGTACCGAGGAAGGTGAGTACGGAATTCACGTATGCCGTCAGGACGGCAGCTCCCGCGGCGTGGTCATCCGTAAGGTACCGTGGGGCGGCTCGTCCGTGCTGCCTCCTGACGACATGTACGACAGACCCCCGGCGTACAGAGCGGCCAAGACGCTATCCTTCGTCGAAGGGGCGCAGCTAGGCATATACGGCGCTGCGTGCCGGAAGTACATGGATCGTCCCGTCGCCGTGCTGGTGGAAGATGCAATCAGCGCGCTCAAGGTATCCGCTGCGCTGGGATTTCGCGCGTATGGCGTCGCGCTACTCGGCGTGGGGCTTAACCAGGAGAAGGTGCTGGAGATTCAGCGTGTGCAGCCGGAGCGAGTGCTGATCGCGCTCGACCCTGACGCTACGGAGACGGCGTTCCGCCTGGCGCGCAAATGGGGCGCGGCTTTCCCCAGTGTCAAAGTCGCGATCATGGAGAAAGATCCCAAGGATACCGAATCCGGCAAGCTGAGGGAGATCGTGCTGTCATGGTAAAGCGCAAGCGGGACGAGCGCGGCTGGGCCTGCTACAGCCGGCTGGATGAGAACAGTCCACCAGTACTGGAATCGTGGCGTACCAGCCGCGAAGCGGCGGACCTCGACGCGGATCTGATCAACTCCGTGTCGATACACAAGCTGGCGTGGGTCGTCGAGGAAGGCTGCCCTGCGCCAGCGGGAAGGGATTGCGAAAAGATCGCCGATGCTGGATAGTTCGCTGCTGGCCGCCGCGATCGCCAGCAAACGCGCTTACGACGCCGTCAAGCACCATGTTTCCGATACCGACTTTACGCCGCCTGTTGCGTTCTGGTGGAAGCTGGTTGCGGAATGGTACGAGAACGATCCTGTCGCGGCTAGCGTGGACAAGGCGCAGCTCGCCGCACGGGGAGATCTGCGCACGCCGAATCCCAAGCACAAGACGCAGCTCGCTGCCGTACTGTCCGACTTGCCAGCATCGGCATCGCCGGACAACGCGGCATTACTCGCGTTGGAGCTGAAGCGGCACAACGTAGGGATGGAACTCGCTTCCGCCATCGCCTCGTCCAACACGGAGAGTGTATCCTCGCTCTTGCCGGTCTATCACCAGTTGATGCAAAGCTCGCAGCTATCCGCGCTCTCGCGCCGCAGGCTGGAGGAAGCCCCGGACTGGTCCGATCTGGACGCGACGGTAGGCAGGGAGCACCGCGTACCCCTCGCCCCCAGGCCGCTGAACGAGCGGACGGATGGGGGCGCGCTTCCTGGTCATCATATTTGCGTGTTCGGTCGCCCGGACATCGGCAAGTCGGCGTTCGTCCTGAACATGGTTGCAGGTTTCCTGTACACACGGCAGCGTGTGCTGTACGTGGGGAACGAGGATAACATCGCCGTGCTCAAGGCGCGCCTGCGCTCCAGGCTGTCCGGGATGACCATGGAGGAAGCGGAGGCGCAGCCGGAAGAGGCGGCGCGACGCGCACGTGCCAAATCCAACGACAACATCTTCATGTACCACATGCACCGCGGGACCATAGAGGATATCTACCCTCTGGCGGATTCGCACGAGCCGACCGTCATCGTGCTGGACCAGATTCGCAGTGTTGCGGAGAGGGCGGACGGCATGACCCAAAAACTGGAGCGTGCAGGAATAGCTTTCCGCCAGCTGCTGTCCACGACGCACACGATCGGCGTCAGCGTGACGCAGGCGTACGCGGGAGAGCACGACAGCGGAGGTAAGGTGTGGCTGGACATGGACGACGTAGACAGCAGCCGCACGGGTCTTCCGGGAACGGTGGATCTGCTTATCGGCCTCGGCGCGGATATCGCCATGCAACAGCGGAACCAGATCGCCGTGTCACTGTCCAAGAACAAGTTGTCCAGCTCACCTATGGCGAAACAGGGGTTTATCGTGGAAATTGACAAATCCAGGGCGTTTGTATCATGACCGTAGAAGAGGCTTTAGCGATCGCCGAGAGCGCCGACCGCGCCGTCTCCAAATGGGGGAAACAAGCCGTCATCCCGCACCGGCTGGATGAGCTGCTGGCGGCTCTCCGCGTCCTGAGCAGAACGGAGGCCGTCAACCCCCCGGGTAGGGCGGAGATCACCAAGCTCAAGAGACAGCTAGCGGCGGCAGAAGCGCGCGTAGCCCGACTGAGCAAGCGCAAGTAGCGCAGGATTTTACGGCTTAACGGCTAGTGGAGCTTACGGGAACCCGGCATGTCTGACGACACGATTTACTTTCTCCTGCTCATGATGCTGGTAGCGGTATTCGCGACCGGCGTACTATTCGGTATGTGGGACGACTGACCATGTTGCAGACTGTCGTTCTTCTGGCGTCCTCCCTGTTCACCTGTACCGCTCCAGACGAACTGGTCGTCCTGGACATCCCGAACGGGGACACGGCGACACGGGAGGAACTGCTCGCCGTCGTGGCGCTCGTGCAGGATCACGCAAGGAAAGTCGAGGCGTACCTGGCGTGCCTGGATCGCGCCGTGCATGAAGAGCTGCGCGCGGCCGCGAGCGACCTGTACGGGGCTTCGCATGGCGTGCGGCAAGCGGCTTTCGACAGGGTATGGGGGGAGCACGTAGACAAGCACAACGCGGCGTTCGACAAGCTCAAGGAACTGGCGGACGCCGTGAACGCCGAAGTCGTCAAGTTCAACGCCGCGGCCGCCGCGCGTCGTAAGACCGCGGAGCCCGGCCCTGCGGATACCAAGTAGTGGGAAACCCCGCGGCCGCGCTGCCGCCGTTCCTGGCGAACCCGAACCCCGCGACGGTCTACGATTCCGGCAACTACGTCGTCCTGGACTTCGAGGTCGATACATCACACGGGGACTTCGGCAACCCCGTACACCCGGATAACAAGCTGCTGCTGGCGTGCTGGCGGCCCGGCCCCACGCACCCATGGACACAGGCGTGGGGCAAGACGCTGAAGTGCACGTGGGGCGGTGAATACGACCAGCAGGAGCTGCTGGACGATATCGCCAGTGCGGACTTCCTCGTGGCGCACAACGCCAAATACGAGCTTGGCTGGCTGCGCAGGATGGGGGCGAATTTGCACCGCATCCTGCCGTTCGACACGAAGATAGCGGAATACGTCCTTCTGGGAAACCTGGCTTCCGGGGATCCGGAGCTTGGGGTACTCCCCCACAGCACGTCCCTGGACATGGTATGCCGTCGCCGGGAACTTCGTGTCAAGGACCCTGTCGTAGATATCATGCTTCACCACGGGATAAACCCCGTGGAGATTCCTCCTGTGTGGCTGGAGGGCCGGTGTCGGCAAGACGTGGAGACCACGGAGCAGGCGTTCCTCGTGCAACGTGAGGATCTTAGGTCCCGTGGTCTGCTGCCTGTACACTTCACACGTTGTTTGCTGACGCCGGTCCTCGCGGACATCGAAGCGCAGGGCATGGCGCTGGACGCGGAAGAGGTCGAGAAAGTCTACGCGGAGTATCGAGACCGGCTCGTGCAGTTGCAAGCGGAGATGGATCGCTTTACCGGCGGGGTCAACTGGCGCAGTTCGAAGCAATCTGCGCAGTTCATCTACGATACGCTGGGCTTTGCCGAGCTGACGGACGATAACGGCAGGCCGGTCCGAACGGCCGGCGGGCAGCGCAGGACGGATCAGAACACGCTGGCTGCGCTCGCCGCCGTGGACGATAGACAACGGGAGTTTCTCGCTCTGCGGAGGAAAATCGGAAAAGTCGCCGCGGCGCTGAGCAAGAGCCTGGAGTTCTACGTGGGCGTCGTGCGGGAACGGTCCGGGGTGTTCTACGCGCAGATGAATCAGACGGTGACTTCTACGCACCGGTTATCGTCTACCGGATTGCCCACGCCGTTTCGGATGTTCGACGGCGGCTACAAATCGGCGCAGTTCCAGAATCAGCCGCGTATATTCAAGCGGCTGTTTCGCGCCAAGCGCCCGGGATGGCTGATGCTGGATCCTGATGGCAGCAGTATCGAGTTTCGAGCGGCCGCCCAGCTTGGCGGCCCGGACCCTGCCGCTCTCTCCGATATCGAGTCCGGATGGGATGTCCACGCGTTCACCGCCAGTGTGCTGAACTCCACGACGGTCGAGGCGATCAAGCAGGACGAAGCGGCCGCGGCGGCGCAGAAAAGGGATAGTCTGCGGCAGCTCGCCAAGCCTGATACGTTCAAGCCGCTATACGGCGGGGAGAAAGGAACCGCGGCGCAGGAACGCTACTACGCGGCTTTCCGCGCCAGGTATCCTGGCATAGACCGCGCGCAGAAACGGTGGCTAGCCGAAGTTCTGCGCACGAAGCAGTTGCGCGCGCCGTGGGGCCTGGTGTACCATTGGCCCGCAGCACGCGTCAACAAAAACGGTCGAGCGAACTGCAAATCGACCGTCTACAACAACCCCATTCAGACCCTGGCTACGGCCGAGATCGCGCCGATAGCCGTGGTTTACCTGTGGCACCGCATCCACGCGGAAGGACTCTATGAAAAAGCCCGGATCGTCAATCTTGTTCATGACAGCGCCCCTGTGGAGCTGGATCCTGCCGCGGTCGAGCCGCTTGTTAGTCTCGTTAAGCAGGCGTTCACTCGGGATGTCTACGCGTATCTGGCTGCTGTTTATGACATGGACTTCCGTGTACCGCTCGGTGTCGGAATCAAGATCGGAACGCACTGGGGCTCCGGCGAGGAACACCAGTGGAACATCTGGAAAGACGGACGAGAAGTGAAGGTGAAATGACTATGTCCGATGAACGACTGAATGAAGAGCCAGCGTACAATAGCGTCACGATCCTGTACGAGAGTGCGGGCATCGACGACTACGCCGCCATGTCCGGGGCGTCATTACCGGAAGTGCGGGAACCCCGGAGCAGCACGCTGCTGTCGCTGAAGAACGTGGATACGCTGCGCGAATATCTGTGCCTGTTCCGCCGCGCGCTGGCCGCAGCGGGGTTTTCCGCCACACAGCGTTACCGGCTGCACATACGCAGCGTGGAGGAGGCGGAAGCTGCCGCCATCGAGGATGATGAGATCTGAGACTATGGCTAATATCAGGAAAGTCAAAGGACGAGTCGCCAAGGTCTACGTCAAGACCGGCGTCAAGAAAGACGGAACTCCGTGGTCGCTTTACAGTGTCAAAGTCGATGACGACTGGTACGGTCTCGGGTTCCTCGATGAGCCACCGGCGTTCGCGGAGAACGACGTAGTGGAGTTTTCCGCCAGGGAAGACGAGCGCAACAAGGGACGCTACGTCGCGGTGGATCCTGTCGTGGTTATCGCCGCCCCGGTGCCCGCCGCGTCAGCGCCTGAAAAGGCCGGGCCGTCGTCACGTCCCGCGGCATGCGCAGAGGAGGAAAACGCCGCGCCTGCCACTATGCCGTGGAAAGAGCGCAGGATCGTCTGGCAGCATTCACAGGAAATCGCCGTGCGCACGGCTGTCGCGCTGCTGGACCATAAGGCGTTGCCGGTCAGTGTGGCGGACAGTAAAGCCGGAGCCGGCAAGCGGTTCGAGGAGATCGTCGCCGCGATCGACAAGCTCACGGTCAAGTTCTACAACGACGCGAACACACTCAGACTGTTGCAGACGGTGAACGATTTCGCCGTAGTCGACAAGTCCCCAGACGGCCCAATTCCGGAGATGAGATCAAGTGCTGCACCTGTTTCGGAGAAAGACGAAAACTCGGACTACGATGACTTGGCCGACGTTCCTTTCTGAGGATACGCCCAAGTACAGCACGCCGGAGTACGAGGTGCTTCTGGCGGACTGGACGGATGCCGAGCATCCGGGAACCGCGCGGTGTTACGTCATACGGCACCGCGCGGACAAGGTCATCATGGGCCGCAGCCAGCAGCTCGCCGCGGCGATCATAGCGGCAACCAGCGTGCAGCAGCTGCTTGACGCGGTCAGACAGGACCCGGCTGGGCAAAGTTTACAGCTCTCCAGATTCTACCCGCCGGTGGCCGGCGGCGGATTCGGCGGCGGCCCCGAATCAGGGCCGCTTCCGTCCTGGAACGGCGGCAAGTTCAACTAACGACGACGGCGCGTCGTCGTCCAGTCTTCTGCACACTATCGTGTTATTTATCGTAGACGGCGACGCCCTGGTATACCGCGCGGGATTCGCTACACAGCAGTCCGTGCTTCGGTACTCCGCGGAGTTGCCGACAGGCGAAGTCCTCGAGGGGACGGCGTCGTCGCCGGAACTCCTTCAATCCCAGGGTTCCCGTATAGTCGCGACGTGGAAAGAGGTTGTTGCCGAGCCACTGTCCCACGCACTGCACCTGATATCCAGGCAGCTCGCCGCCGCGGCTATAGCGGTCGCGGAACACGAGGGGGCGCCCGCGCCTGGACTGGAGTACGCCGTGTATCTCACCGGCAAGGGCAACTACAGGGAGCGGGTCGCCAGGATACGGCCGTATAAAGGAAACAGGGATCCTGAGCACCGGCCGGAACGCTATCACGAGCTGCGGGAGGCGCTATGCGCGCGGTACGGGGCGAGGATAGTGGACGGCAGGGAAGCCGACGACGAGGTCAGTATCCAGGCGCGTAAACTGGATAGGAACGGTGGTTATTGCGTCGTGTCGATGGATAAGGACTTGGAGCAGATTCCTGGCTTGCACTACGACTTGCTGACCAAGCAGGTTTACACGATATCCGATTCAGACGCTCGACTGGTCTTGTGGAAACAGATTCTGGCCGGGGATCGCGTCGATAACGTGCCCGGCTGTTTCCGCATAGGGGCCAGGACTGCGGAGAATATCATCACGCAATGGATGGCTGCCGGCGCGCGGGATACGGAGCTATGGGAGGGCGTCGTCGCCCTGTACAAGGAATCACAGCGCAAGCGCGGTTGCCCCTACGCGACACTGGACGCGGCGTCCGTGGCGCTGGAGACAGCGCAGCTCGTGTACTTGCAGCAGCGGCTTGGGGAACTCTGGATGCCGCCGGGAGTCGCACACGGGTATGTCGATGCAATCTGACGATAGTCGTCGCGCCCAGGCACACGGGGTCCTGTCGCCGAGCGATCTCTACAAGGATCCCGCCGGCGCGTATATCCACACGCAGGATGGGCGCTTTTACGCCAATTCGCCGACCTGGAGTCTGAACGCGATCGCGCACGCGCTGGGTCAGACATCCAGGTATCGAGGTAACGCGGATATCCAGTACAGCGTGGCGGAACACGCGTTGCTCGTGTCCCTGTTGATGGAACATGAAGTTGGCGGAGACCCGTTCGAGGGTCTGCACCACGACGACACGGAATCCGTGTTGCCGGACGTGTCCTCACCGTTCAAGGGACTGTTCAAGGATCTGCGCGCCTTCGACAAGGAGTATCTGGAGCCGCATATGCGCCGCCACTGGGGCTTGCCGGAACGCAAGACTGCGGAATGTGGAAAGTCCGACTGGCTGGCGCTGTTCATAGAATCCGCGCAGATTCTGCCGGAGCGCGGAGAGGACTTTCCGGACCCGTACAATCTGCGCCCCGTGGCGCTCGCTCTGCGCAAGCACGGATGGATGGTGCGCGGGCTCGCCTGGGACCACGCCAAGCGGCTGTACGTCGCCCGCCACAACGCGCTGTCGGCGGCGAGGAAAGCATGAGCTGTGGCGGATTCTCTGCACTCGCTTCTGGCTGCGGGTTACGTCAGTGAGCAGATCAAAGCGTGTCCGCTCGAAACGTGTCTTTGCGTCCTCGCCGCGGCGAAAGGCACGTCTCTCCCAGCGCGCTGTGGGTGGGGAAAGAGTCGGATCCAAGAAGAGGGACATGCGGTGGAAAGCGCCGGACGGGGAGATATGGGCCAGCAGGTTCGAGTATGAGGTATACTGCGGGTTTGTTTCCTCCGGATTGGCCGTACGCAGGGCCCGATCCCCACAAGACAGTTTTTCTTATGACGACCCGGTCAGATCTGCTCGTTGTGTGGAATGTGGGGGTGGCCGAGTTGTTAAGACAAGGAAGTACACACCGGATCTATTTGTGCGTACTGCACCGTCCGGCGTCGCCGCCCGAGAGGCCGAAGGATATTATGTCGAGGCTAAAGGCTTTATACGGCCAGGCAGCCGCAGGGTCCTACGTAGTTTCCGCGCGGCGCGGCCGGACGTTGATCTCCGTATCGTCGTCCAGCGGGATTACAAAGTCACCCGATCCATGACGTTGACGCAGTGGATCGCTCGCTATCTGAAGTGCCCCGTCATTACCCGTACCTAGAGTAAACCCTCCATGTTCGTCACACAGGAGCCACTGCCGGATGGATCGTACAACCGCTTCCTTACCCTCACGGAAGAGCAGGCCAAAGAAGAGCTTCTCAAAGCGTGGAGCACGCCGGCCCAGCGGGAGTATAACCGATCGACTCGCACATGCTCGACCTGCCGCGGGCGCGGCTACTTGTCGAGAAAGCTGGGTAAGCGGGGACAGTTTGACAATGAAAAATGCGGATGCCCCGTATGTCTCGGTTTGGGAAAGGTGCCCGGATAACGAGGAAGACGGACGACGCCCCATGCCGGTCGCCGGCGCGGAGTGTACTGGTATGCCTGGCGGCAGACACGCTCCGCGCCGGCCGCCGGCTGTGGAGGGCCATTCTGCCGGCAAGAAGCACGACAGCGGCAAAGCCCCGCTACTCCGCGGCCTCGTGAACTACTTTCCTATGGCGTTACAGCAGGTTGCCGTGGTCAGCGCGTACGGGCGGGACAAGTACGGG